TTATGAAATTTTTAGTTACTTATAAAGATGTAGTAGAGGCTAATAGTGAAGAAGAGGCTCGTGAAAGATTAATAAGAGTTTTAGAATCAGATGTAGCCTGTAAAGATGTAGACTCTTTTGAGTTTACAAATTTAAATGATGACTTTCGGTCATAAGGGGTAGGGCAAAAATTTTTTGAGAGGAGCATATATGAATAGTAAAATGACAATAAATGACATCATTGAAAAATACTATTTATCTAGTGATTTCAATATGTTAGCAGATAAAACTAAAGTAGATTATAAATATTTTTTATCTATATTATCTGATACAAAAGTAGATACAAAAAAGTTAGGCGATACTAAACTGATTAAAATGACAGGTAGCAAAGCAAGAAAAGGGTATGAACTGTGGATACAACGTGGTCTGCATTTTGCTAACTATACTTGTGCAGTTGCAAGAAAGTTATATTCTTTTTCTTTAGAAATGGGTTTTGCAGAAGTCAATCCTTTTCTTACATTTAAAAGAAAACCAACCAAGCCTAGAAATGTTGTGTGGCAAAAAGAACAGATTATAAAGTTTTTGAATACTGCATATGCAGATTTTAAATACAGAAGTGTAGGTTTAATAATTCAAATGGCATACGAATGGTGTCAGAGGGTTGGGGATATGCGATTATTAACCTTTGACAAAATAGATTTTGATAAAAAAATATTACATTTGGAGCAATCAAAAAGGGGTGCGAGTGTGCATTTACCAATTAGTGATGATTTATTGTCCATGTTATTACAACAAAAGCAAGATTATGACTTCCAAAAATATGTAGCACCTATGCCAAAGGCGATTAGAGGCTCATACAAGCCTTATTCTATGCAAAAACTGTCAAAGGTAGCTAGAATAGTTATTAACCTGTCAGAGCTTCCTAATGAGCTACGAATAGCAGACTTGAGAAGAACAGGAACTACTGAAATGGTAGAGGCAGGGGTGTCAATGGCACAAATTATGGCAG